ATACCAAAATGGTTACAAGCAAAGCACTATCTATTTTCGATAATCTAAATCAACTCACACCCTATGCTGTAGGATTTGATCGAGTCTTCGATCAACTCAATACATACGCTCGCAATAATGCAACGTCCACAGGGTTCCCACCATATAACATCCGTAAAGGGGGTGACTATACCTATGCCATCGAAATGGCCTTGGCGGGATTTTCAAAGAATGATATTGAAATCGAAGTAGCAGAAGGTTTGCTTACGGTTCGTTCAGTTAAAGAGGACTCTGAAACGAATGAAGAATATGATTCCAAAATTTATCGTGGAATCTCATATCGTAAGTTCAATCGGAAATTCACTCTTGCAGATGACATTGTAGTGAACGATGCTTCCCTCGAAAACGGTATGCTTGAGATTACTCTTGAGCGTATTGTTCCAGATGCGAAGAAACCTCGCAAAATTGCAATCAAATAATTTTGAAATAATAGCGAAAGGGGTCTTGACTTTTAGACCCCTTTCGTGTATTATCATATAAAATGGAGATTTATAAATGGTGAAATTCCACACATATGAAGACCTTCCCCCAGAGGAACAATCAGCATTTCTTGAAAAACAGGGAATGACTGAAAACGAATATTTAAAAAAGAGGAATGCTAATCTCAAAAAGGCTTCACCCTTTTTGAATTTGGAAGACATGACTCCAGAACAACGTAAAGAGTACGATGATCGGCAAGCCCGACATCATCAAATCCTAGAAAAGAGAGAGAAACGAATGGAAGAACAAGTAGCAAAAAAAGAAGAGATTCAGAGGGCCCGAGAAAAGTTTCTTGACAAACTTGACATGCAAATTGAACCTATCCCAAATCATTACATTGGAAAGATTCAATTTTCGCAAGATATCGTTGATGAGATTAACGAACATATTGATGCAACAAGTGACGATGTTCCTAGCATGTCTGATAAGCTTGTTGGTCAATTGAAGAACAATGAGAAATCGAGACAAGTAGATTTTGATACAACAACTGTAGTAGGTGAACAAGTTAAGACTGTTTTTGACTCTATTGGTTCTGCTTATCTACAGCAGGGTTATGGTCGTAAGTCTGTTGCTGAAACATTTGAAATCTGGACAAACCATGCATATGCTGGTGACTACAATCCTCTACATGACCACGGGTCACGCACCACAGCTGGATTGTCTGGGTTTATGTGGACTAAGTTACCTGATTGTATGACTCAACAGGATGTACCAGAAGGTAAGAACTTCTTCAATGGTGCATCTGGTATTGCAGATGGTTGGACACATATGATTTGGGGTCTACAGCAGCGCCGCGATGTGCATCGTTTGTATCCTCGCACAGAAGAATACATTCAGCCAAAGGTTGGTCTGATGTATGTTTTCCCACAGTGGATGAAGCATCAGGTGATGCCATTCTTTGGTCCTGGCGAAAGACGTTCAATTGCAATGAACTGGGCAGTCTATGATTCTGAAGCAGAACTTCGTGAGTTCTTTACTCCCGGCGAATGGAAAACATTCTATGAAGAAAATGTCAAGGACAGTCCTGCTGATACTGATGAGTCGCAACCTTATCGTGTTATGATTGATGGTGTAGAAACCTACATTCGGCGTGATATCTTCAAGGACGAGAAGCATCCTAGTGAAGAATAAAGATGTTGGTTACAAGTACAACGAGCGCAGTGCCCTCGTTGAACTTCAGAAGTATATTGACGCTACCTATGATGAACACTATAGCAAGAACAAGTTTCAAGCTACAGAGTTCATCATAGACGGTGGACATGGTGAAGGTTTCTGTATCGGCAACATCATGAAATACGCACAACGATACGGAAAGAAGGGTGGAAAGAACAGAAGTGACTTGCTAAAAGTAATTCACTATGGTATTATCGCTCTATACATTAATGAACTAGAAGGTGAAAAATAATGAAACTATCTAATGAAACTATCTCCGTATTGAAAAACTTCTCTACGATCAATGCCAATCTTATGGTGAAGGCGGGGTCTAGTCTTTCCACTATGTCTGCGATGAAGAACATCGTAGCAAAGGCTGATGTCACAGAAGAATTTCCTAGTGACTTTGCAATCTATGACTTGAATGAGTTCCTATCGGCACTCTCTCTATTCGGTAAACCCGATTTAGAGTTTGGTAATGACTTTGTTATTATTACAGAAGAGGGTACATCGAAGTCTCTCAAGTATTGGTTCTCTGATCCATCCGTGGTGACGACTCCATCTAAAGAGATTTCGATGCCCTCAACTGAATTGACGTTCAACCTGTCGAGTGATACACTCAACGAAATCACCAAGGCTGCTGCTGTTATCGGTGTTCCCGATATGGCATTGTCTGGTGGTAAGTTGATGGTCACTGACAAGAAGAACAGCACTGCAAATGCATATGAAACATCTCTGGATGTTGGTGATGTAGATGCACAGTACAAGTTCTGGTTCAAGGTTGAAAACCTAAAAGTTATGCCTGGCGCATACGATGTTGAAGTATCCTCTAAAAAGATTAGTCACTTTACTAACACTAAACTTGGTGTGCAGTATTGGATTGCACTGGAACCCGAATCTTCGTACAATGACTAATTTGAGGAATTTATATTATGGATCAATTTTTGTGGGTCGAAGAATATCGGCCACGGGACATAGAGTCATGCGTACTCCCTAAGACTCTAAAAACCTCTTTGCAGTCTTTTGTTGACAAAGAGACATTACCCAATCTGATTTTATCAGGTGGTCCAGGCGTTGGTAAGACAACTGCTGCCCGTGCCATGCTAGAACAGATTGGTGCTACCTACATGTTTATCAATGGTTCTGAGGAGTCAGGTATTGACGTTCTCAGAACCAAGATAAAGAACTTTGCGTCCACTGTATCGCTTGAGGGTGGCAAGAAGTATCTCATTCTTGATGAGGCAGACTATCTAAATCCACAGTCTACACAACCAGCTCTTCGTGGTTTCATTGAAGAGTTTCACAAGAACTGTGGTTTCATTCTAACCTGCAACTATAAGAACCGCATTATCCCTGCATTGCAATCACGATGCAGTGTAATTGACTTTGTGATTCCTAGTGCAGAGAAACCTAAACTTGCACAAAGTTTCTTCAACAGGGTTCTACACATCCTTAATGAGAACGAAATCAAGTACAATGAAAAGGTTATTGTACAGCTCATAAATACTCACTTTCCAGACTGGCGTAAAGTTCTGAATGAACTGCAACGGTATTCTGTGTCTGGTGAGATTGACGCTGGTATTCTGGTTAATCTTGGTGACAAGAACATCAAAGACCTTATGGGTATGATGAAAAACAAGGAGTTCACCAATGTTCGCAAATGGGTTGTCGATAGTCTGGATAATGATTCTGACAAGCTTTTTCGTAGTGTTTACGATAATCTATACGAGTATGTTGAGCCTAGCAGCATTCCTCATGTTGTCGTTGTGTTGGCTGAATACCAGTATAAGGCAGCGTTTGTTGCTGATTTGGAAATAAATATGTTGGCTTGTTTGACTGAAGTTATGGGAAGGGCAAAGTTCAAATGACCGATGCTGAATACAGGGAAATGTTTATTCCACTAGTAGATTACTTAAAAGATATTGGGTGTGATAAACAAAAACATAGTGGTGGTTCTAGAAGTCTTTTACATCATTTAGTTGCGGTTAGTATACTGTTGTCTGAAAGAGGTTGTTCTGATGACCTTTGCAAAGCTGGTTTGTTTCATTCAATCTATGGAACTGCTATATTCAAACCCAAGATGGTTTCTTTAGAAGAACGAGATAAAATCAAAGACCTGATTGGCGTGTGGGCAGAAACTCTTGTTTATGAATTTTGTATGCTTCCTAAAGACAGAAATGCGGTAATTAAAAAAATTAAAAATGTCCCTCTAAGAAACGATCTTATTGATCTTGCTTATGCAAACGCAGACGAGCAAAGAATATGGAAGGAGAAAAACAATGATAATGTTACATGATGGTGTGGTAGAAGACCATGTTGCAGAATTGATTGCTTCCGAAATGAAAAATGTAGT